CAGCAATCATAGAAACTTCACACATCGTAATGCACACTTGGGACGAACCTGTTCCTGCATTAATACAATTTGATGTTTATTCTTGTGGTGAATTTGATGAGAATGACATATGCAAAAAAATAGCAAAAGACTTTGAATTAACTAAGATAGAATACAAATATTTAAACCGTGAGACTGGACTTACTGACATCTCTGGTGGTATACTCAATTATAAAAAATGAGCACAAAAATTTTTTCTACCGAAGTAGTATCAGGCATTTGTCCTGAGTGTAGTGATTTTACGTTGCTGATAAGTTTACATCCAACGCACTATCGATGCACCTCGTGTGGATCTGATTTAGAACAAAAGGTTAATGGAGTAATAAAATACGTTCTAGCGGATAAAAAAACGAGATTTGATATGAGGTTAGATGGCGAAAAAGAAATCTAGCATTGGTGCCATAACCTTTTTTAAAGAAACTCCTAAGAAAAGACCAGGACGACACAATAAAAAATATAACAAAAGAACTACACGTAGGAAAGCGGATCGTGGACAAGGCAAATGAGATTTTTATTAATAGTACAAATATGTTCTGTAATAACGCAGCAATGCACTGATCCTGTAGAATTTTACCCAACCTATAACACTCACTATGACTGTGCAACTGCAGGTTTTATTAAAGGTATGTCTTTTTTAAGAGAAGTGGGTCCTGAAGAAGTAAACTCTCAAAAGTTGATAGTTAATTTTAGCTGTAAAGCTTTAGAATCAATTTAATTAATTTGTGCCCGTCTTACCAGAAAGGTAAGACGAGCAAACAAAAGGTGAAGAGAAGCACCAAATTATCATAAAAAATATATTCTTGCAACACTTGTTATTTTAGTATAGATTCCCATATAATGAAAATAAACAAAAAGAAAGGAAACAATATGACATACGAAGAAGTAGAAAAGTGGATTCAAACATCCAAAAAAGGTGAAAAAACTATGTATTACAAAGGTTTTTTATCTAGAGAGAGCGATGGAGAATTTGCAGTTAAAAGAATGGTTAAACTAATTAACGACTTTGCAACTACAAAGGCAGAAGATGGAAAATATAAAAGACCCATCATTGATGTAGTACATAAAAAAATATCGGGAATTAGAAGTGATCCAAATAAAGAATGGTTAGCACATCCTGATGATGCAAAGAATGAAATCGTTTACGAATATTATTTACAAAAAAGATAGGAGAGAAAATGGCAAACCCAAATAAGTACAAGTCATTGTCAGTAAACATCGAGGATTGGAAAGAACTTGGAATGTTAGCAGACAAGACGAATAGAACGCGATCTAAGATGATCGGACGTTTGATTAGATTCTTTAAAGAGAACAAGGGAGAGAAGTCAAATGGAAAAGCAAAATAAAATTTGTCAACATTGCAATGGCAATGGATACATAAAAGTTGGAGAAACTTTTACGGATTGTAACCAATGTGACAATCAAGGTGAATTAGATGACGATGAACTTAGGATCATCTTGTCTAATACCATATGGAGTACACAATGAAGCATAATGATAAATTTATTTATCCTACGTCAACAAGGGCTACGGTTGATGGAAGAAGATTGTATGAAGTAAGTGGTATGAGATTACCATCAGTTACTACGATCTTATCCGCAACCAAACCTTTAGAATCTAGATTAAAACTTAGTGAATGGAAGCATAAAGTAGGTGAGGAAGAAGCTACGAAAGTATTTAATGTTTCTTCATCGCGTGGTACGGCTATGCATAAAATCATTGAGATGCACATCAAAGGTGAAGGATATCAAGATTTAACGGACATCGGTAAGGAAGCACATTCAATGGCTTCTACCATCATTGAACGCGGACTACAAAACATAGAAGAATATTTTGGCTTAGAAGTAACTTTGCATTACCCTGGTCTTTACGCAGGATCAACGGATCTTGCAGGAGTACATCAAGGTAAGGAAGCCATCATAGACTTTAAGCAATCAAATAGATTGAAACGTAGAGAGTGGATCGAGGATTATTTCTTGCAGTTATCAGCATACGCTATGGCACACGATTATTTGTATGGGACCAATATGGACCGAGGTGTCATTATGATGTGTACGCCTGATAATAATTATCAAGAATTCATTATAGAAGGACCAGAGTTTAGGTTATTAAAACATAAATTCTTAAGACGACTTGATGAATACTTTGAGATGCAACAGACGAAAGAATGAAAAATAGACGTAAGTCTGATCTAAAGTATATGAACAATGAGACTAACTTTGTTAGGGCCTCAATTAATAGGATCTTTAAACCTAGTTCAATGTACCCAAAAGCTAGAAAAGGTTATAATTACGTAAGGAAAGGTTGGATTCCTGAGATGACTAAACCAGAGGTTTTTGAAGAGTGGGAACAACACAAGACAAAGTTTGGTAAACTTTGTAGATACTGTGACACAGAATTAACTTTCATTAGAACAGGTACGCAAAAGAGAGTGCCAACTAATTTTTCAGTAGATAGATTTAATACAGACATAACTTACAAAAAAGGTAATGTAATGTTTTGTTGTAGTAGATGTAATAGTTTGAAGAATGGGTCCACACTTAGTTTGTGGGAACGATTAATAAAAATAGAAAGGCAAATGAATAATGAATTGGAGGAAAAATGAAAGCCAAATGGTTCAAGAACTTAATGAAAGAGTATTTAAAAAAGATAGACTTATACAATCTAATGGTAATTTTAATCCTTATGATACTTATAATCAGGTATATGTTATTGAGTTAAAGAACAGGGAGAACTACTCACCCTTCGCATTTAACGGTTCACTTATCGAGGAGATTAAGTACAGACCGTTAATGGAAAGAGCTAAACAATATAATAGGATACCAGGGTACATTGTCAAGTTTAATGACGGTTCATACTATGCGTGGAACTTAAAACAACTTAAACGCGAATTAGTTTGGTATGAAAAGGACTTACCACACACTACCCACTTTACATCAAACAACTTCAAGTTGAAACGTGTAACTGACTTGTATCTTAATGAAGCTACTAAACTTATTTAATTGTGATAAAATTAAGGCAATTATGGCAGGATCGTGGCCCGAGGACCGTGGATAACACAAAATTGCCACAATGTACCGCCCTATATAGAATATTTTTAGGACTTGTTGTATTCAAAAAAATTTTCAAAAGTCAAAATCGACGGTAATTTGGTAACAAAACGCTAGAAGTGTTGTATAGCAACGATTATAGACGATTTTTTTGTACCGAGGTGTTACCGTTGTTACCGAAAAAACGGTACATTCAATTATTATTCAATAAAATCAACACTTTTCATAGACGGTTGCAAATTACCTTCGGGAAATTTTCGTGAGTAGATAAAGTCCTAAAAATATTCTATATAGGGAGGATGCCTAGGAAAAGAAAAAAGCTTGAATCAAGACTGAGTTCAGACAGAGCCTTCCCTTATAAGAAATACAGAATCGAATGGATAGATCCTTGCGGTGAAACTGGTTGGGCTGATAAGTCTGAGTTTGATAAGATGACTATTGCAAGTCCTACGTCTGAAGCCTGGGTATATTCTAAGGATAAAAAGTTTCTTAAATTTTTTGCAACTTACGATAAGGATGAGAACGGCAACTTAACTTTTGGAGATAGAAATATCATTCCGATTGGTTGCATTAAGAGACTCACTAAACTTAGTGACTAGTTCGTACCATCTCTTCGTCGCTATCTTCTTCTGTTCTTTTGTCGAGTTCGGATTGTTCGCTATTCTCGCTTCCTCCGCTATCTGATTCATCAGGTCCATTGTCATTTACTTCCTCTTTGATATCATCGAAATCTGCTTCAATCAATAATCCTTTGTGTTCTTCAATGATTGTTTTCATCTTCAACTCTAATTCCTTTTCAGTCATATCTTCTAATCTACCGTGTTTGATTATTTTCTGTTCTACATACAATCCAGCTGCTTTACCTCTTGCAACTTCTGCATTTACAGCCGCTGACCAAGCACCTTTCTTTAATGCATCATTTCTAATCTTAGCTAGTTCTGATACGTGGTTTTCATAAGTAACTTCATATTTCTTTTGCAGCTCTGTTCTTAGTTCACCAATGTATTTAACAACTAATGGATATCTATTTGGATTACGTAGTTCAGATGCAGTAAACCTTGCACGTTCTGGTTCATAGCCAGCCTGCTTTGCAGCTTCTGTTGCAGTCATTCTACCTTCGTTAGTGACTAACAACTCTGCAAACTTCATCTGTTTTGGAGTGAGTTCCTTTGGTCTTCCCATACTTGACTCATACCTTATGTTACGCTATAAGTCAATTATGCAGAAGATGAGAGACTTGTACGATATGAAACCTAGTGATCTTGAAATAGTCATTAGAAAACAAGAAAAAGAAATAACTAAACTACAAGAAAAAATAAAAGAAATAGAACAAAAAGTTTCTGAGATTGTTAGTCAATTTAGAAATAAAGGTGCTATCTAGTGCAAACAAAATTGCTTATACAAATACTTAAAAAGTTTGTAGACAATTCTGAGATTGGTCAAAACTCAAGAGTGCAAATAGTTTCACGTGCAAACTGGAAACATCCTAAAGATGTTAGAGAAGTAAAACTTATAACAAATAAACTAATTGGTGCAAAAGAATCCCATAGATTATTCATCTTGGTTGATTAGCTGTTACATTGAAAAACGAATCTAAATTCTGGAAATTAGTTAAGAAAAAAACACCTAAAATTACGTGGACAAGACTTGAATCTTGGGCATCCTTTGGTGTACCAGATTTGTTAGGTTACAATGATAATTGTGGTTTTTTTACTGTTGAATTAAAAGTTACAAAGACGAATAAAGTATCATTTTCACCACACCAAAAACTGTTTCATCTTACCCACACAAAGCGAAACTTTATCCTTCTTCAGACCCTCGATCCTCTGTCCATTAAACTTTATGAGAGTGCCGCGGTCCAAGGCTTGTTGATCGATCACCGGGAAACACCTTGCTTGGCGCTTGATGACTGGGACCACATTCAACGCTTGTTGCTTGACGCTCCGCTTGATGCTTGACGGCTTGGTGCTTGGCGCCTAACGCTTGTTGCTTGACGATCCGCGAAGAGTGGATCGCAGTTACATCTACAATTGGATTGTTGGCCAGGGCTCGTTTAGTGTTGACCATATGCTACGTTCTTAACGTTCGGGTCCCAACACGCTCTGCAGCTTCCGCATTCGTTATTCTGGTTCGGTGCTGGGCAGGTACGTTTGCCGCTGTCAGTCACAACCGTTGAAGTGTTCGGCCAGCTTGCCGCTGCTTCCTGGTCTACCATCGGCATCGAGAACCTAATCACCAAATTGTCTGGCTTCTGGTCCAGGTATTGCTTGACCCACGCCTCCCGAGTCGGCATCCAGTGCTTGATGCCTGGCGTGCCTTTGCATACTTCATAGATCTTTTTTAAATGCTCTGGGTCCTGTACGTCGCCAGAATCGTGCCATCTAAATTCCTTTGATTTTTTAGAATTGATTATTAAAATCATTGCATCAACCCAGACAGCGGACCTGATGGACGCTAGGCGCCTGTATTGTGCATCCTGCACAACCTTGAAGACATAGCAGCCTTTCAAGGCATAACAATCATAACAGGTGCTGCCTTCTACGTTCTGGAGCTTCTTACCAGTTTTGCATTCTGCAGCTGGTATACCATATGCCCAGCCGGGCATCTTGGAGGGTTTACTTAAACCACCAACAGCGGTCCACGCTTCTCTTGTATTCATATTTTCCTTTCTGTTAATGCCCAGCGTGCTGTTCTGGCAAACGCGCTTATGAACAAAACTTCGGGTCTCAAGGACCACCCGCTGGGTCTTAATTACTTTTATCATAAAATCCTATATTGTCAACCCGCTTGTTGCTTGCTGCTTGTGGCTTGTTGCTCGGGGCT